AGCAGCTCCGCTTTGCGCTCGGTCTCCTCCACCGCCTGGGCAGCCAGTGCCTGGGCTTGGCGAAAGTCCTCCGTGTCCCAGCCCTGCTCCAGCTTCTTCCGCACCAGCTCCAGGCGGGTCCGGGTGTTGTCCAGCGCGGCATCGGCGTCCTCCAACCCATCCTCCAGGGCCTGGGTCGCCGCTCTGGCCTGCTCCTCCAGCTGGGTGAATTGCAGGCGGTTTACCTTGGTCAGTTCCTCCCGGGCGCCCCGGGCGGCCACCTCCGCGTAGCTCAGCTCCCGGCGGAGGGCCTCGTACTGCTCCCGCTGGGTCTGGCTGAAGCCAGACGGGTCCCCCAGGGTCTCCAGGGCCTTGCGCAGCAGCTGGGCCTTTTGCTCGGTCTCCTCCACCGCCCGGCGGGCCAGCTCCTGGGCCCGCTGGAACTGACTGGGGTCCCACTCCAGCTTCAGGCTGTTGCGCAGGGTGTCCAGCTCCGACTGGGTGGTGCGGATGGAGCGGTTGGCCCCATCCAGCGCCGTTTTCAGCTTGGTGGCGTTGCCGCCGATCTCGATGGTGATGCCCTTGGTATACCGGGCGCTTACTGCCATAGGTCCGCTCCTCTCCTCACAGCCGCGCCAGCAGCTCGTCCATGATCTGATCGATCTCCGCCTCCAGAGCCGGGCGGATGTGGGGCCGGGCCGCCATGCGCACCGAGCCGTCCCGGTTGTGGGTACCGTACTCCAGAAGGTACGTCAGGTCCGGCCGGTTGGCGTTGTAGAGCACCTTGACCCGCTCGCCGCCGCGCCTCTCGGTGCGGATGCGCCAGCCTTTCCGGTACGCGCCGGTCTTTTCCAGCTTCACATTGGTCAGGCGCTCCTTCAGCTCCAGAGCCCGCTTTCCGATGACCTCGTCCAGCGTCAGCTCCGCGTTCATTACCTCCTTCTCACACAGGTCGGTGAGATAGAGGCCGAAGTCCTCCATGGAAATGGTGTCAGCCATGGCGCTCCTTCTTTCTTCTGCGGGGATAGAGCTGGGCCATTTCCGCGCCGGTGAGCCTGCGGTAGGTCTTGCGCTCCGGGTCCCGGAGGGCGGCCAGGCGCTTCAGGAGGCCCAGCAGGTGCAGCAGCGGCAGCTCGTACAGGAGGGCCGGGTCCACCCCGGCCAGCACCAGGGCGGCCAGCAGCCGGTACTCGTCGAAGGGTGCGCCGTCTCCCGGCTCTCCGTCCTCCCATCCCTCCAGAGCCCGGTCCCCGGCCAGCAGGGCGTCCCGGGCCGCCCGTCCCTTGGCAGGGAAATCTCCGTCCCGCCGGGCCTGCTCCGCCAGCTCCAGAAGGGGCGGGCGGCGAGCCGCGGGGATCATCAGGTGGCACATCCGCAGCAGCACGCCCTCCCGCTTCCTGGGCGGCATGGGCCGCCGGAGGGCCTCCACCACGCTCTCCCCGTAGGCGGCGCGGTAGCGCAGGGCGGAGACGGCGGCGGTGTCCAGCGGATACCGCCTGCCGTTCAGCTCCAGCTCCATTTAGGGGCTCTCCGCCGCCACCTTGGGCACGGGGACGGTCTTGTCGAAGTTGGCATACCCCACGTCGTCGTAGCGGCAGGTGTAGAGGAAGGCCTTGCGGCCCACACCCCGCTCGTCCAGGTAGTCGCCGGTGCCCTCGGCGTCCTTCAGGGGGTCGCCGTAGGCCCGGAAGGGGTAGGTGTAGGAGCCGAACTCCAGGCTGTTCTTGTCGGTGGTGTGGGTAGCCGCCCCCTTGCCCAGCTCCACATTGAACATCCAGACCTTCACCACGCTCTGCTTGCCGTCCTCGTCGGTCTCCAGGTACTCGTAGTACAGCGCGCCCCGCAGATAGCTGACGATGTCGGTGGTGATGAGGCCGTTGGCCCCCTCCAGGGCGAAGCCGGCGGCCTTCTCGATCTCGGGGTCGGCGGCGGTGGTGCCGATCTCGCCCTCGTAGCCGGTGTCGTTGGGGATGCGGCAGACCAGGCGGTCGTCGGCGTACTGCTCCGCCGCCTCCAGCAGGGCGGAGGGGTTGATGCTCTGGGCGTACTTCATCTCCAGAGGGGTGGTGGCGTACCCCTCGGCCTCCCGGGGGGCGAATTTCATGTTCTGGACGCCGTGGTAACCGGCGGCCTTGGTACGGGTCTTTCCTGCCATATTCCTCATTCCTTTCCGATGAGCGCTTCGCACTCAAAAATCTTGTGTTGGGTCTGATCGTCGGCCCCGTCCAGGACCTCAGGCCAGGTGAAGCCCGCCCGGACCAGGGCCTCCCCCACCCGGCGGCACAGCTGCACGCCGTTCTCCCCCAGAGGGAGAAAGAGGTGGACCTGCATCAGGGCCCGATACCACATCGGGGCGTTGTCGGCGAACTGGTGGGGCAGCAGGTCGTAGTGGAACACCAGGCACCGCGTCCGGCTCCCCGTGTCGGTGTCGGGCACCACGGGGAGGCCCAGGGGGCTGAGAGCGTCGATGATGCGCTGGTTGAGGGTCATTTCGCCGCCTCCTTCCGCTGCACCTTGACCTCCATCCAGGCGTGCCGGTCCCCGATGTCCCGGACGGAGAGCACCTCGTAGGGCCGGGGATCGCTCCCCCGGAACACGGTGCAGGTGGTGGTGATCTTGGGGGTATACCGCAGGGTGAGGGTGGCCGGGTCGGTGACACCGGCCTGGCGGGCGGCGTAGACCTCGCTGCCCCAGGCGTCCTCCCACTTGCAGGAGCGGCCGCCGCCGGGGCCGAACACGTTCACCGGCTCCTGGACCGGGTAGCCGTCGGCGTCCCGCAGCACCTCCCCCGCCTCGTCCCGGGGCAGGTCGAACACGGTGATGCGGGTGCGCAGGTCCCCCGCGCCGATCTGTTTCGGCATGGTTACTCCTCCTCCCCTGCCGGCTCGGTGAGCTTGAGCTGGGTCAGCAGGCGCCGGAAGGCCGGGTTATCATTGACGATGGTGCCGGTGATGGTGGCGTCTCTCAGGTCAAAGTCCCGCAGGACCATGAAGTTCACGCACAGCTCATAGAGCGCCCGGCGAGGGGTCCCTTCGGCGGGCTTCGCCACTCCGGCGTTTGCCATGTACTCCTCAGCGGCAGAATGCAACCCCTCCAGCACCAGCAGCTCCTCGGCGCTGGGCTCCTCCATGCGGCAGTAGGCCAGCAGCGCCGCCCGCTCGGTCTCGCTCAGGGCCATGGCTTAACCACCAGCCCCTTCGATGGTGGCCTTGAAGGCGGCTTTTTTGTCCATGGCCACCGCGTCCAGGCGGCACAGGGCCCGGATCTCGTAGCTGTCGGTGGCCCAGGCGTCGCCGCCCACGTCGGTGGCCGCCATCTCGATGCCCTTGCGGACGAAAAGGGTGCCCAGGGCCTTGAAATTGCCCACATAGATGGGGTGCTTGGTGGTCTCGTCGGGGATGAGGTCGTTGTCGCCATAGACCACCCGGCGGCCGCTCAGGCGGTACACATTGGGGTCGGCGGGGTTGGGCACCAGCAGGGGCCGCTTGTTGGCGTCCTCCCAGCCGTCCATCTCGGCGTAGCCGTTCTGGTTGGTGAGCAGGGTGGCCGCCATGCTGTGGGCGGTGTTCAGCTTGGTGATGAGGGCCTTGCGCAGCTCCTTGGCCTCGCTGCCGGCGGGGAGGGCCACCTCGGTCTCCAGGCCGGTGAGAAGGGAGAGCAGCAGGGTGTTCTTGGTCAGGATGTACTTGGGGCCGAACCAGCCCGCCAGGTACTGCAAGAGGCCCGCGGTGTTGTCCTCCAGCAGCTCGGAGGACACGGGCAGGCGGTCGCCGTACTTGTCCACGGTGTAGGACACCTTGGCGAACTTGGGCTGGTCGTCCTTGCCGATGGTGCCCATCTCAGCGATCTTGGGCAGGGCCTTGCGCTTGCCCTGCTCCACGGCCCGCCAGCCGCTGAGGGCGCGGACGTTCTCCACGGCGAAGAACTGGGCCAGGTCCAGATACTCCTTCTCGTACTCGTGGATCAGGTTGTCAAAGTCCAGGGGCACCAGGAAGCCGCCGTCCGCGCCCTCGGGATCGCCGCCGGTCTCCTGGAGGGCTTTATAGAGGGGCTCGTAGCCCTCCACGCCCCGGGCCCGCTTCACGGTGGCGCCGGCGCGCAGGGCCTTGGCGAAGGCGTTGGCGTACTCGTTGGTGCGGCGGATGGTGTCCACCGCGGCGCCCTTGGCCTTGTCCTCCTGCCTGGCGCGGTACTGGGCGGCCAGGGCCTCCATCCGGCTGTCCCCGTCGGAGAAGCGCCCCTCCTCGGCCAGCTGCTTCTCCACGGCGTCGATCTCGGCGTTCAGCTTCTCCACCTCGGCCAGGAGGGCCTTGTGGCCCTCCAGATCCTTCTTCTCCAGAAGGCCCTGGCCCTGGGCCAGCTTCTCGGCCCGCTTGTGCTTGAGCTCCAGAAAGTCCTGATAGTTCATCTCGTTCCTCCATATCGCAGTTCTTCCTGCTCCTGCCTGGCCCGGGCCAGCCGGAGCGCCTCCTCTTCCCCGTCCCGGTCCGGGGGCTGCTGCGGCTCCTGGCCGCCGTAGCGCTTGCTCTTGATGATCCCAGCCCCGGGCTGGGCCGGGACGGCCACCAGGGACACCTCATAGGCGTCTCTGGCCCCGTCCAGCTCCATGACGCAGGTCTTGCCGTCGTACTCCCCGCCGGGGCGGTGGACGCAGCAGGCCGTGGCCTGGTCCGCGCCGCAGATGGTACACACCGCCCGCTCCATGGCCACGCCCACGCTGCACTCCCGCAAAATGCCGCTCTCGATGGCGGTGATGGTGGGGGCGGTCTGCTCCATGCGGGGCATGTAGCAGCGCAGCACCAGGCGGCGCACCGCCGTCCCCTCCACGGCGGCGGCGTAGACCCGGGCGGTCTGGCTGCCGGCGCTCCACCGGTGATCCAGCAGCACCGGCCGGCCCACAAAGAGGGGCGCCAGACCCTCCAGGGCGTTTTCGGTGAAGCGTTCAAAATCCCGGTCCACCTGGTTGTCGCAGGCGGCCAGGCGGAAGGTGAACACCTCCTCGGCCGTGAGGGGCCGCAGGGACTGGGCGTTGATGAGGGAGAGCTCCTCCGGGCTGAGGGCCTGTTTCTCCACCCGGGCGGCCTTGCGGATCTCGTTCATTCGGTACCTCCTTCCGGAATGGGGACGTCCCCCTGGGCCCCCAGCGCCCGGATGAGGCTGAGGACCGGCCAGAGGGCCTGGGGCACATAGTTGAGGCTGGCGTAGTAGGCGCTGCCGCCGGGGATGGCCGGGCGGTCGTCCAGGGCGCGGATCTCGTCGGCGTTGTAGGCGCCCAGGATGCGCATGGCCTGGAGCCAGGCGGCCTGGGCGGCGGTGTCGCCCTTGAGGAACACCTTCAGCTCCCGCTTGACCCGCACCCGCCCCGCCCGCTCGCCGGGCAGGAGCAGCTTGTAGGTGTCCTCCTGGTCCCACTGGGTCTCGTAGCCCAGAAGAGTGTAGTTGACGTATTCGATGCCGTTCTGTTCGTTGGACTGGTAGCTCTGCTTGCCCGCGTAGGCCAGGTGGAGGGGCACGCCGAAGAACCGGCATACATCGGCCACCCGCACCTCGTTGCTCTCCACGAACTGGGCGTCGGTGTTGGTCATGGAGATGGGCTGGTACTTGAGGCCCAGGTCCAGTACCGCCACCCGCAGGGCGTTGTCCGCGCCCCGGTGGACGGCCTCCCAGGCGCGGCGGATCTGCTCCTTGGGGTCCACCAGGACCTTGGAGCCGTCGGGCTGGACCACCTCGTACTCGCCCCCCAGGTCGCTGTCGGTGGTGAGGATGCCGGAGGGCTGGCCGCCGCTGCGCCAGACGGAGTTTTCATACCGCTGGGCGGAGCGGGCGGTGTCCAGGGTGAGGGCGGCCCGGCGGAGGACGCTGATGCCGGTGAGGCCGTCCTCGCTGTAGGCCTTGTAGTGGAGCACGTCCTCGTTGCGCAGGAGGAAGGGCTCCCCGGTGACCGGGTGGGTGAACTGATACCACAGGTGGCCCGCGCCGTCGAAGCGGAGGGCCACATAATCGGGCGGCAGGGGGATGAGCTCCGCCGGGTATCCCGTCCGGGGGTCCCGGACGATCCAGGCGTATGCGTTGCCCCGCAGGATCTGGTTGCAGAGCATGAGGCGGTTGTAGTCGAAGGAGGTCATGGCCTCATTGGCCCGCCCCCACAGCACCCGGCCCAGCCGGTGGTCCTCCAGGCGCTCCTTGGTGCTCTCGTTCATGATGTACAGGGGCAGCACCCCCATGGAGTTGGACAGCACCTCCACGCAGCGGTTGACGGTGGAGATCTTCATGGCCCGGTCCCGGCTCATGCCCCAGGCCTCCTCGCCGGAGAGCCAGCCCTGGGGGTTGTCCAGGGTCAGGGGGCGGAGGATCGCCCCGGCGCTCTTGCGCACGGCGGCGGAGCGGCCCAGCCGGGCCAGGCCCTTACTGAGGCTCACGGTCCTCACCGCCCCAGATGGCCAGCACGCCGCCCAGAATGGCCAGCGCCCCGCCGGCGATGAATCCGGCGGGCAGGTAGATGAGCCCGGCGCCCACCGTCACGCCGGCGGAACCGGCCAGCAGGGCCAGCTCCCCCAGGTGGGTCACCAGCCCTTTCACCACATGTCTCATGGGTTCTCCTTTCTCACAGATGATAGTTCCGGGTACGGATGGCCTGGGCCAGATCCGGCTTGGCCGTCCGCTTCACCAGCAGCCGGGCCAGGGCGTTCATGGCGGCGGCCACGGGGTCGATGCGCTCGGTGTCGTCCTTGTGCCGCTTGGAGAGCTTCAGGTCCCCGTAGTTGTTCTGGATCTCCACGGCGTTCTGGAGGCACCAGAGGGCCAGCGGATTCTCCTCGAGGACCACCCGCCCCTGGAGCAGCAGCTCCCGGAAGGTTTTCACGGCCAGGTTCTGCCCGGCGCAGGTCTGGGCCACCTCCACGCACCAGTCCTCCCGGTTCCGGTCCTCGTTCATGCGGATGGCCAGATCCGTGGCGTTGTGGCCGTCGTAGTCCACCTCGTCCACCTGCCAGCCGTGGTCCCGCTCGCCCGCGCAGATCCAGTTGTAGACATAACGGTTGTCGGTGACGTCGCCGGGGGTGAGGGTGCAGTACCCGCCCCGGGCCCAGAACTGGTAGGGCACCCGGTCGGTCTTTTCGTGGCGGTCGGCCCCGTTCTCCGGCATGAAGCCGTGCATCTTGATGGCGATGCGCCCGTCGGGCAGGTCGAACACCGCCGCCGCGCCGGAGAGGTCGATGCGCTTGCCCAGGTCGAAGCCGCAGTGGCAGCGCGCCCCGTCGGTGAGGGCGGCGAACTCCTCCCGGGGCGCCATGGCCTCCCGGGCCTTCTTCATGCACGTCTCGTCCAGGTAGCGGTTGACGCTGCCCACCTGCCAGAGACACAGGCGGCGGGTGAGGAATTTTCGGATCTTGTCCGGGTCGTTAGCGGCGTAGGCGGCGTTGTGCTCGTCCCGGATCTGCCGGAGGAGGATCTCGCTGTACCGGCTGGGGTAGCGCAGGCAGGGGTTGGGCTTGGCCCAGGTCCGCTCATCGTGGGGGTCGTCCCCCTCGTCCAGCTCCCGGATCATGACAAAGTAGCGCTCGTCGGTGACGCTGGGGTCCTCCAGCACCCGCTTGGCGTACAGCTCCTCCTCGTAGCAGGGTTTGCTTCCGGCGTCGTCGCCGGCGGTGGTGATGACGTCCAGCAGAGACTGCTCCCGCTTGCCGAAGGAGTTGGTGCCCAGGTCGTAGATCTCCGAGTTGGGGTGGGCGTGGTACTCGTCCACCACGAAGTAGCTGGGCGCGCCGGAGTCCTTGTTCTTGGTGTCCTTGGACAGGGCCCGCATGAAGCCGCCCCGGGTGCGGTGGACGATGGGGTTGGAGCGCGGGATGAACAGCCGCCGGGCGATGTTGGGGCTTTTGCGGGCGATCTTCTTGGCGTCGCCCAGCACCCGCATGGCCTGGCCCCGGTCCACGGCGGCGCACTCCACCTCGGGCTCCTGCTCAAAGCGGGCCAGCTCCGGGTGGTAGGGCGGATAGATGGCGTCGCCGCACATGTGGTAGAGGCCCTGACAGGACTTCTCGCTGGACTTGTAGTTGCCCCGGGACCGCTTGTTGTAGGTGTGGGAGAAGCGCCGGGCGCCGGTGTCCCTGTGGACCCAGCCGTAGGTGCAGCCCAGGTCGAACACCTGCCAGGGCTCCAGGGTGATGGGCTTGCCCGCGTCCACGCCCCGGACCTGGATGCACTGGGAGAACCACCGCACGATGCGGTCGGCCCGGGTGGTGTCGAACACATAGGGGAAGTCGTCCGTCCCCTGGCGCTTCAGGTCCCGGAGGTGCCGCTCACAGGCCAGGATCTCGTATTTGCAGCACTGCTCCCGCAGCCGCCCCCGGGTCACCTGCTTGGCGTAGACGCTGACGGGGTGGTGCAGGCCGGACTGCCACCTAGTCGCCATAGAGGTCGTGATCCGGGTCCGCCCGGGCCTCGGCGGCGGCCTGGGCCCGCTTCTGGGCCAGGCGCACCCGGCCGGAGGGAGTGAGCCCCAGCTTCTCGGCGTACTGGAGGATGTTCCGCTCCAGGGACTGCATCTTTCCGCTGGCCGTGTCCAACTTGGACACCGCCTCGGTCACCGCCTCCGGGTCGTCCCTGGCGTCCTTGAGGGCCTTGGAGGCCAGTGCCAAGAGCTTGCACTGCTGCTCGTACCGGGCCAGCATGACGCAGTAGACCCCCAGCGCGTCGCTGTCCAGGTCGTCCAGGATCACCAGGCCCTCCATCCGCTCCAGCACCTTCCGCCAGTAGCGGGCAGCGGCGGCGTTCTTGGTCATGAGGGCGGGGCGCTCCATGCGGGCCTCCCGGCCCCGGTCGGGGACCACCCCCTCCTCGGCCTGGGCCCGGAGCTCCCGCTCCTCCCGGGTCAGATTCTTGTTCAGATTGTCCAGCGCCTTGGCCGGCGTTGGCATGGGTCCTCACCTCCTGTGCCCGGCCGGGGGCCGGGTGTCTGATGGGGGAGATTTTCTCACGTTCGAGGGGCCGCGGGGTCTTGGCGGCCCCGCCCCGAAACTTGTTGACCCCGGGGGTCCCCCCAAGCCGAAGGCTTGCCCCGGGCGCGTCCGGGCGAGCGCGCTCCCCCGCGCCCGGGTGCGGGCGTAGCTTCCCGCCGCCGGATGGGGTCACGGCCCCGCCTGTTTCCGCCGTTCCTCCGCCTGCTCCAGCGCCGTCTTGCGGTCATGGCAGTGCTTGCACAGACTCTGGTGGTTGGCCGGATCGACGAAGAGCAGCCAGTCCCCCCGGTGGGGCGTGATGTGGTCCACCACGGTGGCCCGGGTGCGGACGCCCCGCCGGGCGCACTCCCGGCACCAGGGCTCCCGCAGGAGCTGGGCGGGCCGCAGGTCGTCGGTCCAGACGCGCAGGTTGTACCAGCCGTGGTACTCCGCCGAGGTCCGGCGGGGCGCCTTGACCGGCTTGTGCTTGGGGCAGTACCCCTCCCGGGTCAGGGCGGCACACCCCGGGTGCCGGCAGGGCCGGAGCGGCTTTAAGGCCACGGGCTATCACCTCCGGGCAAAACAAAAAGCGCCCAAGCCACCGACACCCCCTTACGGGGTTTTGTCATGGCTCAGGCGCTGGTCACAATGGACGCGGGCTCAGGCGCTTCGATATTCACGAGTGTCTCCTGTCCGCAGCGTTTGCACTTGCGGGGCAGGTTTCGGACGGCAGTGTCCGGCCGGGTCAGCAGCAGCTTTCCCTTTCCGCACACCGGGCAGATGACCCATCCGTCCCGTACGATTAGTTTACCACAGTTTGAGGTATGTTGCAACATTTGTTCTCCTTTTCTCCGGGGCTTTCCAGATGATACAGAGTGTTTCAAGTCCGAACAAGACGCGAGGGCTGTTCGGTTGTCCGCTTTTTGCGCGGCGGTCGCGCTCCTTTTCGCTCCTCCTTTTTATCCGGCATGAGATACTTTAGGTATAGGTAGTCGCCCCACTCGTTGTGCTCTTCCCGCCGGTCCAGGATAATGGCCCCGGGCGGCGCGGCGATGGTGACGGTGTCCGGGACGCTCTCGCTCTCGGTCCTGGGCTTGTTGAGTCCCAGAGAGGCCGACCAGCTCCGGGCGCCGGGCTCGGGTCGGCCCACCTCTCTGGGCTCTTTGGTGAGGTACTTGGCCAGGGCCTCGTAGCCCTGCCACAGGTCCAGGCGCTCCACCTCGATCTGCCCCCAGACCCAGAGGGAGCGGAGCACCTCCAGATCGTCGCCGGTGCCGTTGAGCACCATGTGGTGGTGGAGCCGCCCGCCCTCCGCGGAGAGCTGCTCGGTGACGTAGACATACCGGGTGGGCTGGCCCCGGGCCCGGCGGTGGGCCCGGAGCTGTTTGATGAATTTCCGCATCCGCTTGACGGCCTCCGCCCGGTTGGGCGGCAGGTGGGCCTCGTCATAGGTGGCGATCACATGGAGGTCCCGGCGGCCGAAGTTGGCCGCCAGGATCATCTCCAGCTTCTGCCAGGCGCGGCGCAGGTTGACCCGCTCCTGCGCCGCGGAGGACATCTGGGC